TCAGTGAGCGCGAACGAAAAGAATCAAGACGCGGCCGTCTCCACCGGATCCGCTGGGGCTACCCCCTCCAGCGGCCCCCGATCCCGCACCATAGTCCCCGCCGTTCGGCGGCGTCACGCTGGTCGAGCCGGGTGATCCGTTCCCGCCTTGGACGGCCCCACCGCCTTGATCGCCAAATCCCGCACCTCCGCCTCCTCCGCCCTGATTGCTGTTGGGAGCGCCACCCGTGCCTCCACCGGGGCCACCGCTCAAACCTGCGAGCGTTGTAGCGCCTCCGGCACCGCCGCCGCGGTTGAGGTCACCACCTGTTGCCACGCCGCCAGCACCGCCGCCGCCAGCGATCAGCCCCGGACCACCGCCACCGGCTACGAGGACCGACCCGTCGGGCAGCGTCACACTCGATGGCGCTCCGGCGTTTCCGTCTCCGCTAAGCATGCTGGCACCGGGGGCGCCGACCTGGAAGGTGATGACTTGGCGTGGCCCAATCGATGTTCGCTTGAAGAGCGCCGCCCCGCCACCTCCGCCTCCGCCAATGCCGCCGGATGCTCCGGATCCGCCTGGCCCGTGAATATAAATGAGCATCTGGCAGGCAACCGGTGCCGTGATCGATCCCGAGCCAGATGTCGCATCTGCGCTCGCGACGAGATCGAAAACCGCGTCCAAGTATGACTTCTTCGCCGCCATCGACTGACCGACGAACCCCCGGAGCGCTTGGGAACTGCTCACTAGAAGTCACCCCATTCGGCGACCCAGGCGACGGCTTGGCTCTCGCCGGTGGCGACCCAGAGTTGCTCGCCGGGGGCGAGGATCATCGGGTTGTCGTCGGAGTAGCCGAAGTCGGTCTTCGGGGCCTGAGTGGACTGGGTCAGGCTGTAGGTGGCCATCGCCTGGCTGTCGGCGAAGTACTTGGTCGTGCCGGCGTCCAGCGAGCGGAATACCTGGAGCTGGTTGGCGGTGGTCACCGTCGCGGTCGGAATGGCGTGCAGGCGCGTCAGCCTCGAGCCGTTCGCGCCGGCGGTCGCCAGCAGCACCGAATTGGTGGGCGTCGTCGAGTAGGTCGAGTTCGCCGTTGTGGTCGCCACATGCGCCGATTTCGGCATCTGCGGCGTGATGATGGAATTGGCTGTGCCGGCCATGGTCTGGGCTCCTTAGAGAACGACGGCGAGCGCGACGGCCCGCCCGAGAAAGGCTGCGTTGTCGGAAAGGTCGGCGGTGGAGATCGCCTGCCAGCTGGCGGTGACTCCGTCGGTCGTGAGGAACTTTCCCGCGCTGCCGACCTGCCCGGGCAGCACCCCGGCGTTGGCGGTGAACGCGAGCGCGTCGGCATAGGCCTTGGTGGCGGCGTCTTGCGGAGCCACCGGGTCGGCTAGGCCCTGCAGGCGCTGGTCGGTGAAGACCGTCCCCTGCGATCGCACGACATTGGCGCCGTCGCAGACGACTCGGACCACCTCGCCTGGCGCCGCCGTCACCGACGCTCCCGCCCCAGTGGTCAGGGTCACGGCGCCGGTGCAGGCGTTCCAGACATCATAGGTCTTCGAGACGCTGGGAATGGTGACCGTGAAGGGTCCGACGCCGGTGAACTTCACGATCGCCGCGCGAGCCTCGTCGTCACCGGAATTGGCCGTCGTCAGGATATCGTCGGCCGTCAACGCCTTCACCAGACATCCCGCCACCGCGAAGTCGGCGTGGGTCAGGACGGCGTTCAGCTTGTCGCCCCACAGGTTGATGTTTTCGCCGGTGAACTGCAGCTCGAAGCGGAGGGAGGTGGACCACGACGAGGGCATCAGACGATCACCGCGCCGGTGTCTTCGCGGATCCAGTGGACCCCGTCGGAATGGGCCAGCAGGTTGAGATCGCTGACCAGGATCGCGCACTGCCGATAGCTGGCCGCCGGCGGCAGCCCGGCCTGCGCGACCGCGAACACCGGCTGCGGCGCGGCGGGCGTCTGCAGGGCGCGGATCGCGTCCTGCATGGACGTCAGGACGGCGTGGAAGGCGGGCGGAATCCCCGGCCCGATGGGCGTCAGCATGTTCAGGTTCCTCGGGTGATGTCGAAGTCGGCGCGCAGATGGCGCGGGGTGTCGGTGACCAGGCTGCGGGCGGCCCGCGCGCGGGCGTCCTTGGTGTTGATCTCGTCGATCGCGCGGGTCAGCCGCTCTTCGTAGGCCTGGGTCAGCGGGTCATCGCGCAGGAAGGGCCCCGCCTCGCACAGCGTCGCGAACAGATAGGCGTCGGGATAATCGCTGAGCAGCGCGTTGGTCGGCGCGGCGTCCGATAGCGCGAACCTCGTCAGCAGGCGCAGCACGAAGCCATAGGCCTGGTCGCAGGGCCGCTCGAACGCCAGGTTCGCCCCATCGATCGACCAACTCCGCGGCCGACCCACCAGGCTCGAGGCGTCGGTCAGGCTGGGCTCGACGAACCGCAACGGCTCGCGGACGCCGCCCTCGACGATCCACAGGGCCAGGGGCTCGGCGAACCCGGCGGGCAGCGGGATGGTGCGCTGGCCCGGCGTCGCCGTCAGGGAGGCCTCGGTCTCCGCGAGCCTTGCCCGCAGCACGCGGTTCAGCCGCGCCTCGGCGAGCGCGATGAATTCCGGAATCCGCGCGGTCAGGTCGGCGCGCACCAGCCAGTTGGCCGCCGCCGCCTGCAGCTCGGCATAGGTCGTGATCGCCATTGCATGTGCCCATGAAAAAAGCCGCCCCGAAGAGCGGCTTTTGAAGAGAAGAAAACGGCGCGGGAAGCTGCGCCTACCGGCTCCACAAACTCCGGATCGCGCTCCACTTATAGATGGGAACGAACAGGAACCCTATGAGGGTCACCAGGCCAAGAAGCGACCAGACCACAAGCAAGAGCGCGCACTGCCAGGCCGGGATGCGCGCCGGCAGGAACCGGCGAATGGCCCAATGGCACAGGACGGTGAAGGCCAGGGGAAACAGCAGCTCGACGGCCAACGGCGCCTCACGCGGCGCCAGCAGGATCATGGTCCCCGGCAGCCCCCATGGCAGCGAGATGTCGGTGTTCCCAAACGCCTCACACGCGGATTCCAGCGGCGTCCCGGCGCACCCGAAAAACAGTCCGACGCTGATCGGCAAGGCCGACCAGACCCAGACCAGCAAGGCTGACCTGGGCAGCGGCCATCGCAGCAAACTACTGAACCCTGATCTGTCCGGCATCTACAGCTTTCTGATATGCGGCCCTCGCCCGGGTGGCCAGGGCGTCTGAGCCGAGTTTGCCCATGAGGCCGTCGATCGATGCCTTCTGTGCGCTGTTCAGCACGACGGGCAATCCATCGGCGATGCCATACAGGATTGCGAGATCCCCAGGCTTCGCCGCTGTCAGGGCGCGATCTTCCAGAGCCTTGATGTCTCCGGGTTGAAACGTCCCGCCGGTGATCCCCCCAATCGTGCGATCGAAGGCCTGGTCGGCGCCCGTCGCGTGCATCGCCGTCTTCACTCCGGCTTTAGCCAACGGTCCGAGCGCGATCTGAAACGAGCCCTGACCGCTTGGATCGCCTGTGGACGTCTCCCCGCCACCGGGGACGGCGGATTCCGTCGGCGAAGGTTGCGACGGCTGACCTCCAGACGGAACGCCCGACGCTGCCGTCGTCGAGGGGACAGCGCCCTGCGACACGGTGTTGTCGGCGCCACCCGTAGGCGCCGCTCCGCCCTCCGATGCGGCGGGTACCGCCGGTAAGGGTTGCGACGGCTGATCTCCAGATGGAGCGCTCAAGGCTGCTTCCGTCGAGGGGACAGCGCCCAGCGACACCGCGTTGTCGGCGATGGTGTCCTGCGCCTGGTCGCGCAGTTGCGCGAGATCGTCATCTCCGTCCATACCACCTCACAACATCAGAACATTTGGGGAACGTCAACGGCTTGGCTGTGTGAGCATCCGGGCGGCCGGCGATGCGGCCGCCCAGACCTCGACAAGCTCGGGCCGTTAGTGGTTGGCCAACCGGCAGGCGAGCTGCGGGCGGATGGTCTTGTAGCCGTAGAGCACGTCCAGCCGGCACGGGAACATGTCGGTGTTGATGTCGTACTGGCGGACGATCCGCATCGACACGCCGTCGAAGGCTTCCCGGGCGGCGAAGTCGACGCCGCGCGGCATCACCATGTCGGCGGTGGCGAAGGCGAAGGCGCCCTTCTGATAGGCCATGGAGAGGCCATAGGCGGTGTTCACCGAGCCGGAGAAGGCGATCACCGCACCGGACGCCGGCGACGCCGACACGTTCTGCTGGGCGCCCGTGGTGACGATGGCCGGGCTGATCGGGAACGACGTCGTCGTCACCGTACCGGGACCGATCACGAACTGCTGCAGCACGCCGGTCGATTGCTTGGTCTCGGGATGCACCCGGAAGACGCCGGGAATGGTGAAGATGTCGCCCTGCACCGGCAGGCCCGTGCCGGTGTTCACCGTCAAGGTCGCCCCGGTCTGCGACGCGCCGTTCACCTGATAGCCGGCGCCCGCCGCGCCCCGCGGATGCGCGGGCCACAACGTGTTCTCCATGAAGTCGAACCCGGCGGTCCGCCCCATGTAGCCTTCGCGGTTCTGCTTGCCGATGGTCTCCTGGTCGTTGAACAGCACGCTCAGGCTCGACACCATGTCGACGTTGTCCTGGGTGTTCAGGTTGCAGGTCCGCCCGTTCAGCGGCGCCAGGTTGTCCACCAGGATCTTGCGGCCCTGCAGCACCTTGGCGAAGGTCGCCGAGGCGCCCTGGTTGTCCACCTGGTTGTAGACGTCCTTGTACATGGTCATGGCGTCCGCCTCGATATTGGCGGCCAACACGGCCATGGCCGGCTCCAGGATGCGCTCGGAGAAGTCGTCCAGGGCCAGCGTCAGGTCGACCGAGGTGAAGTTCAGGTCGACGCCCTTCTGCGTCTGCACCTTCAGGTCGGCGGAGCTTTCGGTGGTGTCGAGCGCGCTGCCGGAGCTCAGCGCCGAGCCGGACCGCACCGTGTATTGGTTCGGCAGGCGGATCTTCAGGGTGTCGCCGATCTTGGCGCCCTGGCGGGCGAAGCTGTCGTCATAATCGCGCGTGATCGAGCCCACGAAGTTGAGCTTCTGGTGCAGCACGCGCAGAGCCTCCCGCGTCACCGCGGTCGGCGTCAGGAGGGCGTTGGCCATTCTGATGTCCTTTCAAGGATGGGGATGTGATGGGGCCGCGCGAGGGCCTCCGAGGCGCAAAGGCTGCGTGTGCTCGGCGGCGGCCGGCGTTCAGCCGACGGCGGTGGAATTTAACGTGATGGCCAGCGCCTGTGATCGAAGCTGTTGGCGTCGCCGCGCAGCCTGGACCTGGGCCGACCAAGGTCAGTATGGATCGGGCGAGATCGGTCGGACGATGACCGCCTCGGCCTACCTCTTCTTTCCGAGCAGGTCGTTGCGGCGCTTCATCCATTCCTTGGTGCCGAGCTCGTCACGCACCCCGCCGCCGGTGGCCGCCGCCCCGGCCACCACGATGGCGGGCCGCACGGCCTGGGCCTGGGCGACCGTCCTCGCGGTCCCGTCACGCTGATTGGCGCAATCGCCTTGATAGGCGCAGTGGATGATCTTCCAGACGCGGGGGTCGTCGGCGGCGCGCATCTCTTCCAGCGTCACCCCGTGGCCCTGGGCATAATCCACGAGCTTGCCGGCCAGCTCCGGCGACCAGCCGGGAATCTCCCGCTGCAGGACCGCCCCGGTCTGCGCCATCCGCTGCGCGGCTTGCCGGCCGGCTGTCACGGCGGCCTGAGCCCCATAGTGACTGACGGCGGCCGCGTAGCGGTCGCGCAGGGCCTTGGTCTGCTGGAACCGCGCCCAGAGCGCCTGCGCCCGCTGCGGGTTCTGTTGCGCCAGGGTGCGCCAGTCGGTGGCGCCGAAGGTGCGCAGCCACTGATCCAGCGCCGCCAGATGCGCCCGGTCGCCCAACGCGCCCTGCGCCGCTTGCGCCTGGCGCGCCACCGCCTGGTGCGTGGCGACCAGCGCCCGTTTGTGCGCCGCCAACTCCTGCGTCTTGCGGGTGTAGTCCGCTTGCCGAAGGAACCCGCCCTTCAGGGCGTTCGGCAGTTGATAGACCTGCCCCTGGTGCTCGAGCTCAAAGCATTCAGGCGCGCCGGCCTCGGCGCTATCGGCGGGGTAGCTATCGGCGCGCACGAGGTCGTCGCCCGCCTTGCTGGCGTTCGTCATGATCGGGATGTCCTTGTTGAGGAAGAGCGTCGCGACGAACGCTCAGGGAAAATATCTACGGGACGATTTTGAACTGCCCGCGATCCCGGTCAAATCAGCCGAGTATGGGCGCCTTTCGCGAGATCGAAGAACAGCAGCGCGCTGTAGATGAACCCGAAGCCGCCGAACCACAGCAACCTCGGTCGGCTCGGCTTGATAAGCACGGAGATCAAAAACGCCATCACGGCGAAATACAGCGGAACCATGGAGGCCGCCCCATCGATCGTCACGGCAAGACTGTCGGCGGGAATAGCGACGACCAGCAGCGCCAGCGCAAGGCCCATCGCAACCAGCGCACAGACAAAAAAGCCGATGGAAATCCGCTCACTGAGCGATGTGGTCTTGCGCTCGGAATCCACGCCAATAGCCCCGCGCCGCACCGCTGCGGCTCCTGGATCGTATCGGAACGAAGATGGAACAACAAGACGCGACTCGGTCACCGGAGACCATCGTCAACCAGCGTCTGCGCCAGCTGGCCGCGTCGCGCATCGCCTACCGAGCCACCCTTGCTGTAATAGAAGTGCCCGACACCTGCAGGATCGCTCACTTGTCCTATTAAGGTGGGAACGGCTTTCACGAAGTCTAGGTCGGACATGCCGGCGTGAATCGGATCGCCGTGAGCTCCAAGGTCGAGCGTAATGACGTTCTTGATATTCGGATGCTGTTTCACTGCATCGTACAGGTCTTGATTGATCGGGGCCCCTAGCAATACAAGGTTGTCCACCTTGCCGCCGTTTTGGGCGATCGCGTAGGCGTTGGCCGCCTGCGCCGCCGCGCCGTAGGAATACCCACCGAGGTTATATTGTTCGTCGCCAAGCGCGCGGGAGTGTTCCGCCGCAGCCTTGATCGCCGGCGAATCGACCAGTGATTTCGCGAACGCCAAGTCATTGTTTCCCGGGATGGCTGCGACGTCGGAGAGAACCCGGTAGAGAGGGGCGTCGCCCTGCGGATCGCGAGGCGTCCCCCCTTCGTTGGGAACATTCACATGCTGGATGCCAGCCCGCTCGAAAGCTCGCTTGAAACTGTCCAGGTACGGCCCGCCAACGCCGGCGCCGCCGATAAAATTGAACTCGCAATCGTTCGTGGGGGTCTCCGAGGCGGGCGGCGAGGCTGAGGCGGCGGGCGCCTGGGGCGGCGGCGGGCCTTCCGTCTGGGGCGCCTGCGGTGCGTCGGCCTGGTTGTCCGCCAGCACATCGGCGGCGTCCGCGCGCAGCCCCGCCATCGCGTCGTCGTCGTCAGAATCCATCGAAAGCTCCTCGAAGAAGTTGGCGTCGGCCCTAGCGCCGCGTCGCCTTCAGCCGGTTGGTCTCGGCCTCGAAGGCATCGATCTGCAGCTTGCGCGCGGCGTTGGAGCGGTCCTGCTGCAGGGCGGCGATCTCACCTTGGGCGGCGGTCAGGGCCTGGGAGAGGCTCGCCGCCTGCTCCTGGGCGGCCTGAGCCTGGGCCTGCGCCGCCTGGAGCTGCGCCTGGGCGGCCTGGAGCTGAGGATCGGCGCCCTGCGCCTGCGGCGGCAACATGGACTGCAACCGCTTGGCCACCTCATCGGCGCCCGGCCAGTCGAGGTTCTTGGCCAACAGGTCGCCGATCAGCGGCGCGGCGGCCGGATAGATGCGGATCAGCTCCAGCATCTGGTTGGCCGCCTCTTCCCGCTGGCTGGTGAAGCTCGGGCCAGCGGCCACCGTCAGGTCGTACTTGCCCACCGTCAGGTCGTAGATCTTCTCCGCCGTCTGGATTTCGCTGAGCCCGGCCGCCGCGGCTGGCGACTGCCCCGCGGGCGCGCCGGACGACGTAGCCGGCGACGGCGCGGGCGCGTTTACGCTCACCGCCCTCGCCTGTCCGTCCGGGTCCAGAATCCGCACGACCCGGGGCGTCGCATAGACCTTGGGGATCAGGTCCAGCAGGATGCGGCCGGCGTGCCGCATGGCGCGGTTCAGGTTGTCCACATAGTGGAAGGTCGAGACGTCGCCCTCCCGCTGGCGCAGCAGGATCGCCTTGCCCGACGCCTCGTTCGACGGCGCTCCCAGGCTCGCGTCATAGAGGCCCATGATCGACTTCAGGTCGTCGGACGCATTGCTCGCCTCGGTCAGCGCGCCGGCGGGCGGGCCGGCGAACATCTGCCGCTGCGGCGCTTCGGGCCCGTCGTATTCGATGTAGGCGTGGGTCTGGACGTTGGCCGTGGCCCACTTGGCGCTGTCGGTTTCAAACGCGCCTTTGCGGCCGATGAACGGGGTCTTGGGCGCCAGCGCCACCAGCTCCGTCGAGGTCGTCCGCCAATAGTTGAACATCCGCTGCGGGTCCTTGGCGTCGCGCACCAAGCCGCGCAGCCGGCGGCGGCCGTCCACGTGCAGCTCCTCGCCATAGACCGGCACGATCGGGATGAACCTGCCGGCCCACTCCACCGTCTCCAGCACCTCGGCGCCGGTCAGGATCCGCTGGATGACCTTGTGGCTCGCCATCTGGCGCGGCTGGCCGATGACGCTGACGCCCAGCGCCTCGAACATCGCCTTCTGCTGTTCATAGACGCCGATCTCGACCACCTGGCCGTCGGAGAGCGCCACGATCGTCCGCTGCACCGCCTCCCGCCGCCAGTGCTCGGCGACCATCACCCGCTCGCCCTCGAGCCAGGGCCCGGTCAGCGAGGCGTAGGAGTCCGCCGTCCAGTCGACCGCGTCCGCCCCCTTCCAGCGCGCCTCGAAGGCCGCCTTGGGCAGGGTATCGACCACGAAGGCCGAGTTCCAGTCCGAGGAGTCCGCCGCCGTCCCATCCGGGTCGCCATAGATAGAGAACGGATTGGCCACCCGCTCCACCGTCAGGTCCTGGTCGAAGGTGTCGTCGGACGCGTAGCGGGTGTTGATCCGGAAATAGCCGAACCCACCGGTCACCGCGAAATCCAGCGCGGTGTCATAGGCGACCTCCGCATCCGAACTCTGCTCGATATGGCGGATCAGGCCGTTGAAGATCTCGGCGGTCTCCACATCGGCGCCGTCGCCTACCGGATGCACCAGGATCGAGGGCTTGTTCTGCCGCGCGTCGTTGACCACCTGGCGGATGAAGGCCGGCAGCCGGTTGATGGTCAGGCAGGGCCGCCCATCCAGGTCCCGCTCCCGCCGGATATGCGGCGGCCACTGTTCGCCCAGCCTGGCGAACTTCAGGTCGTCCAGCGCCTCGCGCCGGTTCTCGGCCTCGGCCTCCGCCGCCCGCTCGAACGCTTCCCGAGCGTCCTTGATGATCTCGTCGTCGGACAAGGTGGCTGCTCCCAAGAGGCGGACATGACAACACCCGCGCGAGCGAGCCCGGCGGGTGGAACGGCGGCCCGCGAAGCGGCCGCGAGGAATGGCGATGGATCAGGCGATAGACGCTGCGGACCGGCCCCGCGCCCGACCTGCGGGCGCACCAATCAACGCTGACGAAACACTACCGAAACCGCGCGCGAATGTCAAGAACAAAATAGGAACAATCCCCACGACGCGCGCCGCCCTTTTCGAAGCCCCGGGAAAGGGTGCAAGGAAGGCGGGAC